GGCGGTTTTCATACTCTTTGCGCGGATGTCGGGGAGATTGCGGGGCATACTCTTTCAGGATATGTTGCCGGTGATATTCTCCCCGCGTCTGTGTGGTGTTTGAATCATCATCCGTATTCTGCTCCGGAAGGTATGGTGTATATCCCCGAAACAGATGTTTGGGTCGATATTTATAATACATCCGGATCTTTGACTTCTCCAAAGTCTGTATATGGCGGAACTCGCCTGCATACTTTGACGCATTACCAGTTTGCAGAAGCAATGCTTTTTGTGAACAAATCACTGTTGACCGATGCTGATTTTACTGCGGCAATGGAGGGAAGCAATCAAAAAACTGCGGTTAAAGGTGCAGCACAGCCAAATCCGGATACCACAGGCGGCAGGGTTGATACTGCTGGCAGGCGGATGATCTCCAATTATGGCTGCGAAGAGGGCTGCGGGCTGCAATGGCAATGGCTTGATTGCGGACAAAATGCCAATGGCGGATCCGGATGGGCGGCGGTAACTGGCATTGATGGTGTTTCCGGATCAAAGGGATCAACTTACGGCGTGCCTCTCGCTCTGCTGGCGGGCGGTCCTTGGGCTGGTTCCGCGTATTGCGGTTCGCGGTCGCGGTATGCGAATGATGCGCGCTCGCATGCGGGTGCGAATTGCGGCGGGCGCGGGCGGAGCCGGAATTGTACCCGATGAGCGCAGCACAACAAAACGGAAAATGGATGGCTATCTGCAAGGATAGCCATACACGGGATATGCTCCGTAAGGAGCATTAAAAAAATATAGGTGGCAGGTTGTATGCTATTGGTCGCTCTGCTGGCAGGCGGTAATTGGACTAATTCCACGAATTGCGGTTCGCGGTCGCGGAATGCGAATAATGCGCGCTCGAATACGGATGCGAATAACGGCAGGCGCAGGCGGATACGGAGAAAAGGCGAAGCAACTCCGGCTGAATCTGTTACCTTGTCGCAAGGCAAAATACGCAAAGGAGAAGGTTTTTTGTTAGTAGTTACAGCAAAAGCAAGAAACTTTATTTTAAGCATGAGAAGATACGGTAATTTGTGGGAACGGGTCATTGACCGGGAAAATGTTTTTCGCGCATACCGGAAGGCGCGCAGGGGCAAATCTGCCCTTCATGGCGTGCAGTCATTTGAACGGAATGTAGAAAGAAATATTGACAGGGCTGTTCAGATGTTGAAAGATAAGACTTTTCATACATCCAGGTATTCAGAAAAAATTATTTATGAACCGAAAAAGCGCACTATTTATATTTTGCCATTCTTTCCGGATCGTGTCATTCAGCACGCCGTTATGAATATTGTTGCGCCGGTCTGGGATCGCTTAATGATTGCAAATTCTTTTGCTTGTAGAGAAGGCAAAGGGCTTCATCTCGGCAGCAGATTGACAATGCAGTTTGTGCGGCACAATAAATACTGTTTGAAAATGGATATTCGCAGTTTTTATCCTTCAATTCGGCACGATATTTTGAAAAGCATTATCAGACGCAAGATCAAGGATAAAAATATTCTCTGGCTGCTGGATGACATTATTGACAGTTTTCCCGGCAATACAAATGTACCAATCGGAAATTTGACAAGTCAATGGTTTGGCAACTTGTATATGAATGAGTTGGATACTTTTGTCAAACATGAATTGAAATGCCGGGATTATATCCGTTATTGCGATGATTTCTGTTTGTTCAGCAATGATAAATCGTATTTGCGTGACTGCGCGGAAAAAATTGAAAATTATCTCAAAGATCATCTGGCGTTGACTTTGAGCAAGAATGATCTTTTCCCGGTGGCGCGGGGTGTTGACTTCCTTGGCTTCCGGCATTTTCCTAAATATATTCTGCTGCGCAAGCGCACAGCAAAGTATTTGCGGCGCAGAATTGCGCATTTTTACAAGCAGATGCAGTCCGGCAATCTTGATAAAGAACATTGCAGGGCGGTATTATCGTCCGCCAATGGCTCTTTGAAACACGCGAACAGTCATAATTTTATAGAAGCAACTCACTTTATGGAGGTTTACGATTATGCAAGAATCTGAAATCAAAAGATTTTCTGATTTTCAGGGAATTGAAAAGCCGATGGAGGGAAAGAAAATTGCAATTATGGAGATTTTGAATCGGGAAATTGTCGTTGTCGGTTTCGCCTGCCGGAACAGTAAAATTCAAAGCGGCGAAGATTATGTAAAAATTCAATTCCGTTTTGTTGGGGAAAGTGATCTTTGTGTGGTTTTTACCGGTTCACGGACATTGCAGGATCAACTTTCAAGCAAAAGTGTTGAATTTCCGTTTATTGCAACAATCAAACAGATTGGTAAAAGTTTCTCTTTTACCTGATAAACAAAACAAAGGAGATAGTTATGGAAAAATTCCCCAAAACACTCAACACAAAGCAGGATGTGTTGAATGTGTTGCAGTTGTATCCTGCTGAAACAAAAGCCTATTTGCAGCGGTGTGTTGATGACCGCTGGACTTGGCGAAGCACCGGCAGTCTGGCGCAGGGCGCAGCAGGCGTGCAGGATGAAACACACAAAGTTGTTGCGGTAGATAGCGGGTTTGAGCAGTATGAAAGATTTGAAGATGTGAACTGTGAACTTTTCCGGCTCGGTTTTACCGTTGCCGAAGCGGAGGAAATTATCAATGGATAAATATTATTCTGTATCGGGAGGCTTTATCTATACCGGCAAAATGCAGCCGGGGGATCGCGTTGCCAGTGAAGAAGATCTTGCAGCATACAAAGCGTTGTTTGTGGCAAAGTACACAAAAGCGGTTGATGAATTGCTGCTGAAAACGGCAAGATCACGCGGCTATGATTCCGCCTATACCTGTCTTTCTTATCTGCAAAGTACCGATGAAAAATGGCGCAATGAGGCGGTGGCTTTTAATTCCTGGCGCGATTCCATCTGGAACAAATGCCATGAGGTTTTGAACGCTGTTGAAGCGGGGAAAAGAGTTGCACCGACAGTTGATGAACTGCTGGCGGAATTGCCGGAAATTGTCTGGGGGGCTTAATGCGTTATTCAGCACATGAAATGGAAAAAATCAAGCAGCAGGCAAAGGATAATAATCTGGATGCTCCTGCTGGTTTTTGGAGAAGTACGGCAAAGGAATTGTGTTTTATCTGCAATGGCTGCGGCGCGGAAGATGCACCCAAAAAAGTACGGGATCTTTTATCCTGGATCTATCGCTATTATACTCCGGTACATTGTATCCATGATTACGAATTTGAGGAAAGCGATGGTTCAGAAGAATTGCTTGAAGAAGTCAATTTGCGGTTCCGGAATAACTGCCTGCGGATCTGGCGGAAAAGATATGGCAAACTCCGCTGGATCAATCCTGTTGCTTGGTGGGGGTTGAATAAGATCCGTCTGGCGTATAATGTTTTGAAACTCGGCAGCAAATCTGCCTGGGACGCTGCATATCAAAGGCGCGTTGCGCGGGAGGCTGCTTTATGAATGTTCCGCCTGCCATCCTCTGGGAAATCCTTATCCTTGTTGTTGGCTTTATCCTTGGCACGCTCTGGGGACATCATGCCGCTATCGGCAAGCGCGTTACTTATGCCGAGTGTTCCCAGAAGCGCAAGGATTGCCCTTGTATGAAGGATATTGAAGAATTAAAAGAAGAAATCAAAGAAAAGGAAAATTGATATGAAGATCTGTTTTTGTTTTATTGCAAGTATCTGCTGTCTTCTGATTGCAGGCTGCGGCAGCATCGGCAAGGGAATAACTGATTCTGCAACTGGAAAAAATCTGGGGCTGGATGGTTATGTGATGTACGGAAAAATCGAAACAAACAATCCGGATACCGGCACGCCGGAAGGAACTCTTATCATCGGCAGCGTTACATACAAATCGCGCCGGGTCGGGATTCCTGCGGAACAGAAAGTTCCCAATACCGGGAATTTCAAAGCGGTCAAACGCAAAACATTGTTCGGCACGGAAGAAATCACTATTGAATATGACTGGACTGCCGGAAGTGATGCAGATAATAAAGCAGCAGAAGAACGCTTAAAAGATCTTAAAGATAAAGCAATGAAATCTATGGATGGTGTAAAAACGAATACAAGCGCGTCTGGCGGTGGAAAAGTTCCAGCCGCGTCCAAAGATGTGTCTGGAACATCAAGCGCGTCTGGCGGTGCGGAAAATAGCAAATAACAGCATGAAAAAGCCGGGATGATCCATTTGGTTCTCCCGGCTCGTTTGTTTATTTGTTTTTTTTGCCTTTATTGCGTCCCCGGTTATCCTCTTTTACCCGGAAGTGGCGCATGTCAATATTCAGGGCTTTTGCGATTATGCACGCGGTCTGCCAGGTGATAGGTTTTCTGGCAAAAGCATTGCGGATCGTTCTTTCTGACAATCGGCAATTATCCCCGATTCCCATGTATGGATTGCGTGGTCTGTCAAGTTCTTCCGGTTCTTCATTTTTGGTTTTCTTCATTTTTTCTGATTCTCCATATTAAAAATTGCATTTTGGGCAGCTTCTATTGATTCCTCGGTAATTCCCAGATATCGGACTGTGGTATCCAGTCTGGCGTGTCCCAGGGCTTTTCTCGTCAACTCCAATGCTCGCATAGGATCTTTTGTGTTCTGGCGCAGGAAAAATTCAAACATCTCTTTGGCAAATGTTTTGCGCATCCAGTGTGTTCCGTAGCCTTCTCCTAATTTCTCCCGGAAAATATGGTAGGCGGTAACTCTGGATAAAGGGATCCCCAGATGTCCCCGGAAAACAATATCATCCGGACGGTCATATCCCTTTTCTTCTTCGTGCAAAAGATGGCGCATTATGTAGGGACGGTATGCCTCCGGGATCGCTATCGTGCGGTGCATGATCCTGCCTGATTTGGTTTTGAGTTTCAGGAAGCGAATACGGTCTTTTAGGTTTCCTTCTCTGGTCAACAGATCAAATCGCCGCAGTTTCAATATTTCCGTGATCCGGCAGCCGGTGGTTACGCCGATTGCGCAAAGTGCCTGGTATTTCAGCGGCAGTTTATCCAGCAGTTTCAGCACCTCCGGCAATGGCAATGCTTTCATTCCTGGCATGGCTCACCTCCTGCATCGTCTATTATTTGTCTTATCGGACAATTTGAACACGCGTCCGGTCTGAACTTGCATCTGGAAACGCTTTTTTCAAAGCAAAGCATTTCAAAAAGATAAAGCATCTTAGGTGCGGCTATAATCAATTTGCTTCTTGCTTTCATTTTTTCTTCTTCGCAAGCTGCAACGGTAGCAATGTGATTGCCTACTTCGTCTGCAATCAAAGGGAAATATGTATCGTCCCAATTATTCATTCTTTAATTCTCTCCCGATAATAAATCGTTATTCTGGTGACTTTTTCTGCGATTCTGTTTGTCGCTTCGGTGATACACGGAACTACATCAGAATCTTTTTGTTTGACAATGTGGATAGTCAAATTCCCTGCGCTATCAGGGGGGAATATTTTTTTTAATCTTTCAATAATAATATCCATCTGCTGCGTGAAAGTCATATCCGGAATTTCTGGATCAACTTTGGCAACCAGTTGGAGATAACGCTCTAATAATTTATTATTTGTCTCTTTGTATTCTTTACATGTGGGACATTCGTAATCCGTCATTTACTTTGCTCCTGGATCTGTTTTTCGATCTCTTTTTTGCGTTTGATTGCTTTTTGGATGTGCGGTCTTAAATTGATCGCTTTGGCAGAATAGTGCATTTCTCCGCAAGCGAATATCCGGAAATTGTTTTCAAACCGGTTGACCTGAATATTTCCCTCTTCAAAAATGATACAATCACCCGGCTTCATATCGGCACAAATTAAAACTATTTCTGCTGCACTTCTTTTCTTTTCCATATTTGTCTGCTCCTTTATTTTCCGGTGCTGCCATAGCCGCCAGTTCCCCGGCTGGTTGGGGAAAGTTCTTCTGATTGGATATATTCAACTTCCGGGGTCGGAACGATGACCAGTTGGCAAACGCGTTCCCCGATCTGATAGGGAACTTGCAGTTCCCAGAGGGAATAGAACTTGACTTTAATATCTCCCCGGTAATCGCTGTCAATTACGCCGCAGCAGTTGGATAAGATCACGCCGGTACGGAAAACGCTGGAACGGGGGAATATCAATCCCACAAAGCCTTTGGGGATCTCAACAGCAATGCCGGTTGAATACTCCCATACCTGGTTATTCTCGTCATATTCTCTTGTTATGGCGGTGAGGTCAAATCCTGCGCTGCCGGGTGTACCCTGTTTCGGGGCTTTTGCTGCGGGAATTAGTTTTTTGAATTTGATCTGCATTTTGTTTTCTCCTGTATCGTACTATACAAATTTACTTGTTTTTACCTTGTCCGGCAGCGGGTTCAGCAAATAGCAGTCCGCCTGCGTTGTGATCGTCTATGTAAACATTGGCAAAGATCTTGCGGGGATTGTTTTGGTAAAACTCGCACATTTCCGGCAGATTGTCATTGGCGGCATCCGGGGAAAGATCGTGCCGGGCAAGAAATTCAAGAGCCTCTTGCAGATATTTATCTTCGCGCATGGTGTAGAGAATCCATTTATCTCCCCGTGCTTTCAGTGACCGGATGAATCTGGCGGCTTCCTGGTTGAGTTTTCCGATCTTGGGAAACGCGTTTTCAACGATCGTTCCGTCAAAATCAATGGCATAAATCATAGTTTTTCCTTTCGTTGTTTTTAATAAACTGTAAATATCTTCAATGGCATTTTTTGCCTGTTCCTGCAGATAAAAGTTAATTGCTTCTTTTTCTATAAGTTCTGCAAATTTAAGCAGTCGGAGCAGTTTTTCGCGGTGTTTGTGATTCATCTGCAATCTCCGGTGGTATTGTTACTTCAAAAGCGGCATTTTTGGTGCAAAGTTTTTCGTAGAGTAAATTTTCAATATCTTGTATCAAAATATCTCTTACATCCCTCGGTTTTTCTGATTTGGGTGCAATGATGGTTATGATAATTTCAGCAGTTTGCATTGTGCGGCTCCTTCTTTGTTTTAGATAAATATATTTCCAGTGTATTTTGAGGGGTAAGTTTGGTTAAATCAAAAACTTTCGTGTATTTGGGATCCGGGGGAAGCGTGGCAATGTCTTTGCAAACAGCAAGAACTTCCTGCAAAGTTGGTGCAGGGTATAAATTCGCCCATTCAGGGTGTTCCCATTCAAGCGGATAATGCTGTATGATATCAACGCATACCTTGCCTTTTATAGTTACTTCTTGCCATTGAAACGCCGTATCCTCAAACTCCCCTTTGGGAATCAGTTTGCACAATTCCAGCGGCGGTACAAGGTCTTCAATATTCATTTTTCAATCCTTTCTAATTCTTTTTTTATTTCTGCGTTGACTTTTCGCAATATTGGAAAATTGTGGATCATCAGCATTGTTTCATTGACCAGATAAATTTTATCAAGCAGTTTTTTAAGACGCTCGATTTGTTTTTGCGGTGTCATAATTTCTCCTTCCAGACTGTAAGGGGGGTGATGGTTTGTTTTTTGCGGTCGATAAAAGCGCAGGAAAAGTTTTCCTGTAATCTTCTCCGAACGGGTTCTGGATCGCTGAAAATATCCTCTATGCTGCCTTCGTAAAAGTTTCCCAGCAGCCAGATCTTTGACCGGCACGCGCCGGAATTGACGGATTCCAGGATCTCAAATAAAAGTTCCTGCCCTGATTCGCTTATCCGCGCCTTGCCGACAACTTCATCAATGATAAAAAGATCCCGGCTGAAAATACTATGCAGCATCTTTTCAACGGCATAATCCTGATCGCTGGTTTTGGCGGCGCGCCATTGGGAAAGTAATTTGCGTAAACTGGTGTATGTTACTTTGCGTTCCTCCCGGATCATTCCCATTGCAATAAAGCAGGCAGAGGTGCTTTTGCCGCTGCCGGTGATCCCGGATATAAGCAGATTTTCCCGCCTGTGTCGGTATATCCATTCCGCAGCATACCGGCAGGGTGGTTCTTTGAAAAACTCTCCGGTGGCTCGATCGCGGCAATAAAGCGGCTCGATCCCGGCTGCATCCAGAAGACGCGGCAGTTGGCGTGCGATTTCTTCTTTATGTTTTGCCGCTTCTTCTTCTGCTGCGCGCTGTTCTTCTTTTTGGATGCAACTTTCACAAAGCCGGTGTTTTTCGTAACAGTTTTGCATTGTTTCTGCAAATTCCTGCTCCCGGAAATCTTCAATTGGGAACATTTTTCCGCAGATCATACAGTCGATCAATATTTCGCCTGGTGTTTCAGATGGCTGAATTTTCATATTCCGGTATAATCCTTTCTCGGTGGCGGTGCGGCTGCGGCTTTTTTCTTCGGCGGAAAAAGTCCCTGATAATCATTGGCAATAGAGTTGTCAATGGCTGCTATGGCTTCCTCTCTGGAAAGATCTTGCAGCATTTTCATCTGTTTTCTTGCAGCCGCTTCTGATATTGGCTTGCCTTTTTTTCTGCGGAAATCTTCCCATTCTTTCCATTTTACATCAACATCACTGCATTGCAGATGATCCGGCAGCATTGCGGAAAACGATTTGACCGGATTTTTCTTTTTGGCTGGTGTTGACTTTGGCGGCGGTTGCAGTTCTTCTGTATTCTGCAAATCGTTTTGCAAATCGTTTTGCAGATTTGTTTGCATTTTGTTTTGCAAACGCATTTGCAAACTTTTCTGCTGTGCAATCTTCCGCTTGTTGGATTTGTCAATTATAGGTTTGATTAGAGAGAAAAAATGTTTCATCATTCCGGATAATTCAGGTTCTTGCCCGTATAAAGAATATTGGCAGATTGCGTGATAGAATTTGCCGCGTTCTTCATCATTTGGCAATTCTTCTGCAAGTTCTACCCAATTTCTGAATACTGTAACGCTTTGAACATCATCCATAATTTACCTCGGCTGCGTTGAAAGCGTGCGTATTTCCATAATCTGGCTCATCCAGACAGTCCATGCAGCCGGATACTCCTGTTCAACCTTGTCCCAGGTCTGAAAACAAGAATGGATCAATGTTACAGTGTGCGGATCTTTGCCGCGTTTGATCCAGCCAACGGCGGTGCTGTATCCCTGCCGGGATTTGTTTTTGCTTTTCCAGGTAATGATAACCGGCTTACCTTCCGGGATGTTGAAGGTCTTGGCTTTGGTTTTTATAATGATATTTCTCTGCATGATGTTTTCCTCTCATTTCTGCAATTTATGATAATTTTTTTCAAGATAAGCGTTAATGTCTGCCGGTTTAATGCGGTACAATCTATCCATACGGATAAAGGGGATTTCTCCATCATTGCACAACTTGCGCATTTTCTCATCTGATACGCCAACGGCTTCTGCCGCCTGGGAAAGTGTCAATGTGGGAATAACCTGAAAATTCTTTTCAAGTTGTTCAGAAAGTTTTGCTGCAATAATGGCGGCAAGGTCAATCGTATTCGTGTCAATCATCTTCTTGTTCCTCCTCGCAGTCCATTTGTACCATGCAATCCCCGCATGCAAGTTTAATGCCGGGTTTAGCCCATGCGTTAATGTTGCACTCCGGGCAGGTGTATTTGAGTTTGTTTTTCTTTGCCGGAAGCGTTAAACGCGGAGATTGCTGCAAGTCAAGCGTAAAACCATCGCGCAGCAAGGAAGCACATGCTTTATCAAATGCAGCATCAGGAATAATAAAATGGCTTACCTTTTGCCCGGTGGCTGCGCCTTCTCCATACTTTTCTTTTTCTTCTTCCGGTAACGCAGGATTGCGGCTGTCGTGTTTTCCGTATGATGTGGGTTCAAGTCCAACAGCACGCATATAATCCCCCCATTGTTTATTATGGTATCCGTTGCGTGATGGTTTTCCCTGTTCCTGCTGCTGCAAGTGTACCATTTCATGCACAAGCGTTGAAAGCACTTCCCGATCTGGTCTGCCGTACATATTATCCGGCATGATGGAAATTTCGTGGACTTGAAATTCCGGTACAAGCATATCACCATCTTCATCAAAAGTTCTGTTTACATAACTTTCCGGGCAGAAAAATCCAAATGCTCCCCGGTGGCGTTGGGTGGTGATGATAACTTGCGGCAATCTGTTGTCAAACAGTTTTTTATTGAAAAAATCAAAGGCTTCCTGAAACTTGCCGGAAAGATCATAAGGGCGTGTTTTTGCCATACATCCTCCTTATTCAATGATACTTTCAATATCATCCGCAGCGGATTCCAGGTTATCGTAAAGATCCTGCAAGCCTTCCACTGCCTCATGCATCTTTTCGCCGCGTTCACTCTCCTGGAGCGTTTCCGGCAGATTTTCATAGGCGGCTTCTTCTTCATCCCTGATTTCCTCGATAGTGCAGAGAATGGCGGCAATTTTTTCTTTAACTTCATTAAGGCGTTTGCGTCTGTCGTTGTTCATGGCTGGTTTTCCTTTCAGTGTTTTTATATGGTACGATACAAAAATATTATTTGGATGCCTGCATTATATCTTTTGTTGCTACTGGCAACTTTTCGGGTAAAAAATTTTCATCCAACCACGCGCGCAAAATGCGTTCGTGAAGCCCCTGAATAGTCATCCCTCTGCTCTTTGCACACGCGACAATCTTACTGTGAATACTCTCTCTTGCGGGAAGATTTTTTAATTTTTCGTTGTTCATGCGATACTCCTTTCGGTTTGGTTTATCTTAAATATACATTGCTACTGGCAACATTGCAAATGCTTTTTTGAAAAAAAATGCAAAAAATTTCAAAATCTTTCTTGCCTTTGGCAATCCCGGATGGTATATTACAGTGCGCAACAAGGAGAATACAGTATATGAATACGGGCGATAAACACTTTATAACAGATGATATTTTAAGATTGGTGCGACAAGCGATTGCAGATAATCGTGGATCGCAGGCTGCTTTTTGCCGGATGACCGGCATTACTCCATACAATCTTTCAAAACTTTTAAGCGGAAAAAAGAAATTTGTTTTTGGTGATGATTGGAACAGGCTTTGTGATTTTTTCCCTGAAATAGATAACCGCACCGTAAAGATCCATGGAAACGGAAATGCTGTAAACGGTAGTGTTATCGTGAACGGCGGCGATGTGGAAAAATTCCGGTCGGATTTGATCTCCCAGATCATTATGCTTGATATTGATCCGGTAGCAAAAGACGCTGTTCTCAAAACAATAACTGCGTTCAAACGGGATGAGAAATGAAAGATTTATTGACCATCGGTATATGCGTAACATTATGGATCTTGTATTTTTTTGCAAGGAATTGGAATAAAAAAAGATCCGTTGAAAAAACGGCAAGACTTGTTTCATTGTGGATCAGAGTACCTTTATTGTGTGTGTATCTTGTTTTTTTGTGCCTGTGCTTTTCTTTTATCAAATCAGGAATCAGTGATATTTCTGCAAAATTGGCAATTTGGGGGAATAACGAAAAGGTGGATGTGTTTTATCCATTGTTTTCTGCTGTTCTCTATGGTTTATATGCTTTTCCCGCTTTTAATATCATAAAAATCATTTGTTCGGTAAAAACATTAAAACCAATGATGGGATTCGTGAGGCATTTTATTGGAGTATCAGCATTGTGTGGCTTGGCTTCTATAATATGCTTTCTTTTTTCTTTCAATCAGGAATTGTATAGACATGAGCGTGAAAATTGCGCGTTGGTTGGTTGTCTGGGATTTATAATTTTGCTTTTATCTTGGGGCGGATATGGGATTGTTAAGAAAAAAACAGATTTTTTTCATGGCTTGCATGATAAGGTATTATATTCCTTTTCTAAAGAGAATTATTATAAAACATGTATTCTTATTTTTGGTTTTATAATTTCTGTCTGCATGATTCTCATTGCATTAAAAGTTTGTTTGTAAGCAAAGTTATTTACAAACACATTTGCAAAACAATTTGCAAAGCGGTTTTACGCGCGTGTGAGTAAGAGTAAGAATAAGAGTAAGTATAGTATTACTTCGTAATATTAAATGTGGATTTTTTAACCGGGCAAAGGCAATGGCATTAAGAAAAAGAGGTAAAAACGGAACATATCATGCGTATTTCCGGACTGTGGTATCACTTCCGGATGGTCGGCTTAAATATGCAACGACAACTGTGAACCTTTACACAGATGATCTGATTGCTGCCCGCGCGCTTGAAGCGGAGTTGATGGCAAAAAATAAGGCTGCCAGGATGCACCAGCGGGCAACAGCAAAGATCCGGCAGTTGGAAGTCGCAGCCGGTGTGCGCCCGGTTGAGGATATGCCGCAGCCGATTGTCCGTGTGAAGCGGGCACGCCGCCTTGCGCTTGCAGATGCCCTTGCTGCGGTGGAAAAATACAAGAATGTTGGGGAAACAACAGCAAAGCGTTTTCGTGCTTTTGTGAAGGCGATAAAATTGAAGTACATGGATGAGGTAACTCCCGAACTTGCTTTTGATTATCTTTGCAGCAAATGTCCTGATACATCCAGCGGAAAGAATTTCAACAATATCAAATCCGCTTTGAATGCGGTTTTTCGGCTTACGCTGCTTGATTCCGGGATGAAAGAATCTCCCTTTGCTAAAATACCAAACCGGTCACTATCCAGCAAGCATCAGCGTCCATTTACGGAGGATGAATTTATCCGGATCTATCAGGCGGCAGCAGATCCGTGGAAAACTGCTGTGCTTATAGCCTGGTTCACAGGGCTGCGGCAAAAGGATGTGTTTACTTTGCGTTGGGATCAAATAGAGGGAGATGTTTTAACTACGCTGCCCGCGAAAACTGCCCGCTTTGGCAGGGCGGTTCAGATTCCGATCCATCCGCAGCTTGCAGAAGCCTTGCAAAACCTTCCGCGCAGCGGTGATCGTGTTCTTGGTGCATGGGCTTATGATCCAGATTCCATATCGTTCCGCCGTGCGTTTGGTACATTGCTCCGGGATCTTGATATTCGGGATAATATTCACGGTAAAGTTTGTTTCAATTCTCTGCGTGATAGTTTTGTAACGCGGTGTGATGCAGCCGGTATTCCCCGTCATGCAATCCGTGGGATTGTGGGGCATACAGAAGATAACATGACAGATCTTTATAGCCATGATTTGACCTCTGCCCGTATGGTTCAAGAACTTCCCCGTGTTAAATTGGGAGAATCGGCAAAAAACGAAAAATAATCTGTCAAAATGTATGTCAAGCGATTTTCTCTACAAGAAAAATGGGTTTGAATCCCTCTCTCTCCGCCAGTTTTTTTGCCATTTTCCAAGCGGCGTTAAAAAATCACTGTAAAAATAATAAATCTCAAGATTGCAAGTAAACTTGCTCTTGAGTTTTTTCATTTTTACGTTGTTGCTTTCTGCATGACGCAGAAAGCGTGATTTTTTATTGGGGTTGCCCTGCGCTTCTCGACCAAAGGTCTCCGATGCTCGCGCTCACTTCGCTTCGCTCGTGTCGAATCCCTCTTTCCCCGCCATTTTTTTTGCCAAAAAAATGGCGAACGAAGCCGTCAGGCTTTGCTTCATGGCACGCAGTGCCGCTTCATGCTTTTGTGCGCTTGACACGCCGGAGGCGTGCAAGACACAAAGCGCTTCATATTTTGCGGCATCGCCGCAAAATGCTTCATAAAAAACGCCTGACGATGAAGCAGCTCCATTTCATTCTGCTATGAAGCATTTTCCGTTTCACTCCAAAAATGAAGCATTCGCTCCGCTCATATGATGTAAAAATGAAAAATGAGAGTTTCGGTTTGCAATACTTCATCACAGATAGTATATTAACCAACGGATATTAAACAACAGTTGCTCTCAAATCCGGGTAATGCTGGTAAAATCCATCAATACGGCAAAAGGTAATGAAAAATGAAATATAAAGGATTGTTGAAAATATTTCTGTTATTGCTGTTTCCATTGGTATTTGCAATCGTTACAATATTGGTAAGATTTGATATCGTTCATTTACTCAATATTTGCCTCGGATTTATTTTTGTTATTATCGGAATTGCTATGCCAAAACTGAAAACTAACCGCTGGATTGGTATA